TCGGCCGGCGTGCTGGCCCATGCGTTCATGCCGAACAGCACCTGCCACCTGCGGCGGTCGGCCGCGACGATCTCCTCGACGCGCTTACGCTCCGAAGGGGTGAGGGTCTTTAGGCCGGGCTTCAGTATCTCGGGCCGGCGCTTGCGCGTGGGCTTGCTCACGGCCTGCCTCCCTTCAGCTTGATCGTGCGGTCGTGGTGCATCCATCCTTTGCCGGCGACGTAGGCGCGGACTGAGGCATGGGCCTCGCCGGCGTGGATGCGGATGACGAGGCATGAGTTGCCATTGTCGGCGGTGACTTCAGTCGGTTCGCCCATGAACTCAAGGGCGTTGACGATGAGGTTGTCGGCCCAGGCCTCGAAGCCGAGGCGCTGGATGTTGTCGGCGTCGGGGGTCACGACGCGCATCCTTCCTTGCCGCCGTCGGACTTCTGCCGGCGCCACTCCTGGAACTCGGCGAACTTGTCTCTGTGACCTGTCCACTTGAGGTATTCCTCAAACTCGGAGACATCGGCGCGGGCTTCGTCTCGTTCCTTGGTGGCGATCTGGACGAGCTTCTGCCAGTTATCAGACCGGAGTTTCCACGTGGCGATGTCGGCTCCGTCGAGCGTCTTCTCGTTCTGCCTGGCAATCACGGTCAGCACCTCCTTGCGGAGGGCTGCTTCGAACGCGTCGGCGCGGGCCTTCTCGCGGCCCAGCTCCAGGCGCAGGTTCACGATGGGGTCGTGGTTGCCGTAGCGTGCGGGTTCCTCGCTCACTTGGCGCCTCCCTTCTTCTTGGCCGGCTTGGCCTCGGGATTGAGGCGCTTGAGCTTAGCCTCGACCTTGCGGACGTATCCCAGGGTTGCGGCGTGGTCGAGCTGCTCGCGGTGCATGCTCGCGTCGAGCGTGGCGATGTGTTCCTTGGCGACGGTAAGGGCGTCGCGGGCGGCGTCGCGTTCCCTGCGGTACTCGTCGGCGAGCAGACGGTAGCGGTCGAGTTCCTGCCGGGCGTGCAGAAGCGCCTGCTCTTCGCCGGACTTGAGGGCGTCCAGCTCGGCCTTGGTGGTAAGCAGATCATGCCAGGCCTTGTTGCGTTCGGCGCAAAGCTCGTTGTTGAACTTGTCCAGCTCTTCGTAGTTCTTGACCAGAAGATCAATCCAGTAGTCCGTCTTGCGGCCGAAGCCGCGATAATGTCTGCCAAGCGACGCATTGGCTCTCTTGATTTCCTCTTCCAGCAAGCAGCGTTCATGGAGCAGGTCGGCGCATTTGCCACGCAGCTCGCCGTTCTCCACGGCCAGACCGCGGTTGTTCTTCTCCAGCGTGTCGGCCCTGTTTTGCTGGCCGATGCGGGCGGCCTGCTCGCCGCGGCTGGTGGACTTGAGGTGGTCAACCTTGTGGAGCAGCGCGAGGACGGTGTTCCAGGGGTTGAGCCACCAGAAGTCCGGCAGGATGTCCTTGGTGGGCGGAGGGACGTATTCGGTCGGGACGTAGTTGTCCGGCGACTTCATGTCGTCGGCGTGTGCGGTTGGGTCGGGCATTGTCGGTTGGGTTGGGAGATTACTTGGCCTTGCGCTTGGCTTCGTCGGCGAGGTCGGTGATTTCCTTGCAGACAATCTCGATGTCGTCGGCTAGGAGGCCTGTGTTGACCTTGATGTGACTCGGGATGCGTTTGCAGAGGACTTCGGTCAGACGGAACTTCACGTTGGTGGCGATGTTCGCCAGCTTCTCGTATTCGTCCAGGAGGGCCGCCGGCTGGTAAGGCTCAAGCATGGCGTAGATCTGCTCGGGCGTTTCGGTGACGTGATGGCAGAACGTCTCCACGTCCGGCCTGAACCATGTGCGGATTTCGGTGTGGCCTTCATAGTCGCCTCTGCCCTTGCAGACATAGACGATGGACGTCGCCAACAGGACGATTGTCGAGTTGTCGATGGCCGAAGTGAGTTTGATGAACTGTCGGTTGGTATTCATTGGTTGGTGGGTGAGAGTTAGTTGGACGTGACGTCGGGCATGGTCATGCGCGCGACGGCGTCCTTGCGGATCATGTCCTGGATGGCGATGTCGTTATCAGCGAGGCGGTCGAACAGGGAGTCGATCTCGATGGCGAGCTTGACGTCACCAATCGGCAGATCCTTGAGGATGCGAACGGCGTCGGTTGCGATGTTGCGGTATTCGCCGGCGATCTCGCCGGCCGTCTTGGTCTTGGGTTTGGTCATGGGGGAAAGGGTCATTCGGGTTTCAGCTCGATGGCGTCCTGCACGGACTTAACCTCGGCGACGACCTGCTTCATGGTGGTCAGCTGCTCGCGCGCCTTATCGACCATCTCCTGCAATTCGGACACGCTCATCTCATGCTGGCTTTTCTTGCCGGCCTTGCCCATGTGGAGGGCGGCGGCGATGGCGGACAGGCCGTGGCCGGAGGCCTCCAGCGTCCAGCGTGCGGCTTGGAAGCGGACCTGGGCAGGCGCCGCGGGATCGGTGAGCAGGGACTGCATCACCTCCCAGGCCTTGGTCGCGCCGGTGGTCTTGATCTCAAGGTCGCGCTTCAGCTCGATGGCCTGGCGTACCTTGTGGTTGCTGATCAGATTGTTGGCTTCGGTGTAGCCGGTGGCCTTGGCCGCGGCGAGGCCGTTGCCGCCGTTGGCGACGTAGGCATCGACGAAGGCCTGCTGCTGCGGCGTGATGGTGGCCGTCTCGTCGGTCTGGACGAGGACGCGGCCCTTCCATTGATCCTTATCGGTGTGCTTTCGCATCTGCTTTGAGTTGTTTCCAATTGATGCCGTGGTCGTGGCAATAGCGGTGGATGTTCATGAGGGGGACGTCGAGTCCCATCGCAACCTTCTCCAGGGTCAAGCCCTTGGCTGCGCCGACGAGGATGGCCTCGCGCCACGCGGTCTTGTCGTAGCGGTAGACGCGGCGACGGCGGGGCTTCTTGAATTGGATGCCCAGGATCTCCGCCCAGCGGATGAGGGTATGGATGGACCAGCCCAGCTTGCGGGCCGCGTCGGCCATGCAGACGCCTTCGTCGGCCAGCTCCCTCATGTGGGGGCGGTACTCGGCGATCCGCGCGGCGGTCGAGTGCCACATGAGCCGGCCGCGGAAGGCGACGGAGCCGCGCTTAAAGGCGGGCGACTCGATTATTTCGTCGTGCATACGGGGATGAGCTTGATGGGGATGGCGGCCTGGATCTTGGCGGCCTTGATGTACTTGGCCTCCGGGACGAGGGACATCTGGAACTTGTGACGGCGGAACCCTTCGAAGCCCAGGTTCCAAGCCAGCCAAGTCTCGCCGGCGAGGGCGGGCCTGCCGATCTCCTTGGTCAGCCGGTGCATGAGGTAGGACAGCCATGTCTTGGCGTACTCGCGGGCGACGACGGGGTCGGTGGCCTTGGCGTAGGGGTAGGTCTTGAGGCCGGCGGCCTTGCGGACCTTGGTGCAATCGACCCAAGCCTCCTTGTGGAATTGGAACCTGCCCTTCGCGCGGGTGCCGTCGCCGACCGCGGCGTCGGGGTTCGGGTGGCCGCCCGTCTCGATGACCTGCACGGCGTCCAGCCAGGTGTCGGGTACGGGGGTGGACACGGCGAGGGCTACGATTGCGGCGATCATCGGGTGGCCTCTTTCTTCTGGCGGCCGCGCTGCGCGAGCGGGGCGACATAGCGGCGGTCGTCATCGACCATGCCCTCCTCACGGACGAAGCGGACGACGGACGACGTCGAGCAGCCGACCTTCTCGGCGATGCGGTAGAGTGGCAGACCCTTGGCGAACAGCGGGGTGACAACACGTCGGAGCTTCTCGCGGTCGAGGCGAGGCCGGTAGGCCTGGCGGTGGTTCCACTCGATGCCCAGCAGGCGGACGTAGTTGTAGGCCGTGACCTCGGAGACGGGGATGCCGTCGATGATGATGCGGCTGGCCGCGTCGGATCGGGTGAGACGTTCGTTGTTCGCCTGCTCAAGCACGGGCTTGGCGGCGATCAGACGTTCGTGAAGGGAACGCTGGATGCGTTCCCCGTTAGGCGCCGTGAAGCGCTTGCGTTTGATGTCGGTGTTCATGGTGTTTAGTCGCGACCCGTTGGGCGGGTGCGGACATGAGCCAAAAGTAAGGCTGGATAGAGTCAACCCTGTTTCTTCTTCTTCTTCACGGGCTTCTTCTTCCTGGGCTTGGAGGTGCCGGAGATAGCCCCGCCCCCATGCTGGATGTAGAAGCCCGCGTACTTCTCGATCAGCCGCGCGCAACGCTCATAGGTCGAGAGGTTATCCCGTCCGTCGTCGCCCAAGCGGATGATGTGGCGGTGGTTCATTTCACCTTGATGACCAATCGTGAGTCGGGGTCGTAGCGATAGCCATCCCAATCGGCAGGCTCGTAAGCGCCGGATGACAGCTCGGCTCCGGACTCGTCCGTGGCGATGGGGCCGCGGGGCAGGTCGAGCCACTTCTTGTCGCGGCCTCCCTTGGCGGCGGCGGCCACGCACTTCTTGGTGAGGAGCAGCTCGTCGATGAGGTGGGCGAACTCGCCCGGCCCGATGTTCCGCAGGATCTCGGGCAGCTCGGAGCGTCGGCGGTAGAGGCCGGACTTGGCGTTCTTGCCCTCGATGGAATAGGGGTGGCCTGCCCTTGCGGCCAGCGTGATCGCGGCCACCAGCCAGGCGTGGCGTTCGTGGAAGTTGACCTCGTTGAACTTGTCGCGGGCGGTGACGTCCACCAGCAGGCCGACGGGCGTACGCAAAAGCGTCCGCTCCCCGTCCAGCATCTCCGGGTTGTTGGCCTTGATGACGGCCATCTTCCAGAGGTGGTTCTTCTTCGGCACCTCGCCCAGCCCCTTCATGCGGCGGTCGTAATCGGACGCGTGCCATACCCCGATGTTGCATCGGAAGGCGGCCGGCAGGGCGGAGCTGCCACGGATCGCGGCCTTCATCATCTCGGCGTTGCGGATGGGTTCGTCGCCCTGCTTGCGGATGTGGTGGACGACGATCAGCGCCGCCCCAAGGTCGCCGCATACCTGGCTGGCCACGCGGATGAACTCATTGGTGACGGTGGCGCTGTTCTCCTCGCCGTGCAGGACGGAGTTGAGGGTGTCGATGACCACCAGCTGGAGGTTCGGGGTGGCCTTGAGCAGGTTGAAAAACTCCAGCCACTTGCGGGACGGGCGGGCTTCCTGCGTACGGGGGTCTTTCTCCACGAGGGGAAAGGCGCCGCCGCTGTTGATGGTGGGCAGGATGATGAGGTCGTCGCCGGCTTCGCGTCGGCGTTCGCCCGTCGGATCCATGCCGGCGAGGCGGATGTGCAGCTCGTCCTTGTCGTCCTCGGTGGTGAGGATGACGGCGGCTCCCTGCCGCATGACGGGCAGGCCGCACCAAGTGTCGCCCTCGCGGCGGCTGGCCACCTTCAAGGCCAGGTCGAGCATGAGGAAGGTCTTGCCGGCGCCGCCCTCGGCCACCAGCAGGGTGTGCTTGGATGCCAGCACCACCTTATCGACGAGGAACTGACGCGACGGCACGTCGCCCAGGCTCCAGCGGTGGGCCGCCCAGACGGCAAGGCCTTTGCCTTCGGCGAGGATGGGCTTCTCTGGCTCGGGCAGGGGGCCGTGGCTGGACAGATCCTTGCGGAACAGGCCTTGCCATTCGGAGTTGAAGCGGGCGTCCGGCCAAGGCGGGTCCATGTGGGCCTGCATCCAGCCATAGGCCGCGGCCTTGGCTTCGTCGGGGGTCATCTTTCCCTGGCGTACGACGTGGATGTAGTGACCGGCGACGGCGCTGAAGGCCGACCAGCGGGTGACACCTTCGCCACCTGCGGCGACGTCCAAGGTGAGGGCATCGTCGGCGGTCGGGCCGTTGGGCTGGAACGCGGCGGCCGCCTTCTCGGCGTCCTCCTTCAAGGCCCATTCGGACGGGGGCATGAGCTGGGCGGCGGTGCAGGGCATGGCCACCTTGGCGGCCGGCTCGTCTCGCTCGATGCCGACCACGCGGCGGACGCCGCTCTTGCCGTGGATGGATCCGGCGACGCGGATGGGCTGATGCGCGCGGCCGTAAGGGTTGCCGTCCACGCCAAGGCCGAACTGAATGTCGGCGCCTACCTTCTTGGCGATGGCGTCGCGGATGGCGACCACCTCGGCGACGGTCACGTCATCGACCTGCCAATAGGCGTGGCGCTTGGGCTTGCCGTCCTCGGTGGTGCCGCCCGACAGGACGACCAGGGCCGGCTGGCCGAAGTGCTGCTCGGCGAAGGCGAGCTTCGCGTCGGTGTCGCCGGTGTCGAAGTCGGCGCAGATCGTGCGGAAGCGGTCGCAGTTTTCGGCCGTGCCGCGGGAGTCCTTCAAGGTGCAAGGCACGATGAAGGTGGCGACGTCGTGCTGACCCCAGCGGGTGGCGTGGAAGATGACGGCCTGGACGAACTTGTCCCAGCCCAGCTTGGCGGGTTCAAGGAACAGATCTTCACGGAAGACGCCCTCGCGGGCGGTTCCCTTCTCGCCGATGCCGCGGAGGCAGACGAAGCCGGTGGCCTCCCTGCCGAACAGCAGGTCGAGGTGCCGTTCGATGGCGGCGTGGTTGATGTGAGGGGTGTCGGTCATTTAGTTGGGATGGGGGTTCAAGCGGTTGGGACGCTGTTAGTCAACGAAACATCAAGGCCGCGGGCTTTGCAGGACGCGGCGATGATCCCCTCCGTTAGGGGGTCGAGCTGCTCAAGCTCATGGCAGGGCATGACGAAGGACTTGCGGCTGGCGCCGCGGAAGAATTGGAGGCGGTCCTCGCGGATCAGCTCCTCGCGCTGGCACCAGCCCAGGAACTCGACCGTCCTCGCCTGGAAGTCCACGCGCATGAGGACGTAGACGGCGATGGGTTCCTTGACGGTCAGCTTGCCGTCGATGAAGTAGGCCGGCACCAGCAGGTGCGGGTTCTTGTAATGGGTGGACTTCACCTCGATGAGGTCGCCGTTGTGGCCGGTGAAGTCGGCCGTGCCGGAGCGGACGCGGACCTCCTCGTCGCGCTGGAAGCCGAACATCTTGGAGAAGCCGACCTCGCCCAGCAGGCCGACGAGATCCGTGACCTCGGAGGATTGCTTGCCGATCTGGCAGTCCACGACGCCGGCCTCGCGGCTGACCTGGTGGCGCATCCTTGCCTCGACCTCCGCGTCCTCCACCGTCTTACCATCCAGCCTTATCGTGAGGGACATCCTTGGATTGGTTGAGCCAGGACGGGGCGTCTTTGGCGGGGGTGACGGTGGCCTTGGTGGTCGGCGTGTTGTAGCAGCGCTTCTTGTAGTCGCAGAACTTGCACTTGAAGTCGTCGGGTCCGCGGCCGGCACGGCCAAGCTCCTCGGCGTTGGCGGAGTTGGTGATGCGGACGGCGCGGTCGATGTAATCCTGGCAGTCGCGGGCGTTGAACTTGACCAGCTCGATCCAGACCTCGCCGCTGTCGCGGTTGAGGGCGGTGAACAGGCAGGCGTGCAGGTCGTGGTAGCCCATGTAGATCTGGACCTGCGCGTAGTAGGTGGGCTTGAAATCCTTGAGGCCGTTCTTCTTGAAGTCGGCGAAGGTCTTGGAGCCAAGCGCCTTGTTCTCCCAGAGCAGGGGGTACTTGATGCCAGGGATGGCGGGGCCGGCGTGGATCACGCCGTCGAGGTGTCCCTTGAACTTGCCGTCGGCGTCGGACATCCCGATCTGCCGGCCTTCCTCGGTGTGGGTCTGGAGGACAAAGCCCGCGTCCTTGAGGTAGGCGGCCATGCGTTCCTCGCCGTCGTGGCCCATGTCGAACATCCGCAGGGTGTTGCCGCGGAAGCCGGCGCCTTCGTCCTTGGGCGTCATGTGGAAGGAGTAGGCGAGCTGACGCTCGCACTCTCCGCCGACGGCCGACGCACCAAGGTATTGGCGCGGGGTCTGCGTGGCGTTCTTCGCCTGGTGTGCCGCGTCAAGGAGGGAGACGACGGCTTCGACGATGGGGTCGGGTGGTGTTTCGGGTTTGAACATAAGGTCAGATCGCGAGGACGCGGGAACGGATGGCCTTCTCGCGCCACTTCCAAGTCAGCGCGCAGGCCGCGCGGTACTTGGTCATGCCGGAGGCGGACATCGGGGTGATGTTGAGGAGCTGGTACTGCTTCTCGGAAGGGGGTTCGTGGAGCCAGCGCTTGGACTTGCGGGCGGCGTCCTTGTCTCCGTGTTCGCGGAGGTAGTCGTCGGCGGAGGCCATGGCCTGGAGGCGGTCGCCGGTGATCGCGATGAGCTGCGCGCCGGGCTGGCCGTCCACGCCGCCGATGGCGTACTGCTTGCCGTCGTGCTGCACGACGCAGGCCCACGCGGTCATGGCCGAAGCGATGGTGACGGCGCCGTCCCAGAAGCCTTCCCAGCGGAAGGGCGACAGCTCCAGGATCTCGACCTCGGTCAGCTGGAAGTCCTCAAGGACGCCGCGTTCCTCGGCTTCCTTCTGCCGGCGGGCGACGCCGTCGAAGACGTAGTCGCAGGTCGGGCAGGTGGCGACGGACAGGGGAACCTGCATCCCGCAGCCGGGGCAGGGCTTCATCTTGGTCGGTCCCTTGACCGGCTCAAGGACGACGTCCGTTTCGAAGCCGCCCATGTTGAGGATGGAATAACCGAAGTCGATGACGATGCAGTCGGACTTGATGACGCCCGGATACTTCTCTGGATCCACCTTGCGGAGGCCGCGGCCGACCATCTGCTTGACGGTGGACTGATAGGAGCAGGGGCGGAGCAGGACGACGCAGCTGACGGTCTGGCAATCCCAGCCCTCGGTGAGGACGGCGACGTTGACCAGCACCTGGAATCGGTCCTTCTCGAAATCGTGCAGCACCTTGCGGCGGGCCGTCTCGGACAGGCCGCCGTGTACCAGGTCGGCCTTGATGCCGGCGTCGGCGTAGGCCTGCGTGACGTGTTCGGCGTGTTCGACAGTCGAGCAGAAGACCACGGTCTTGCGGTCGCCGGCCTTGTCCTTCCACTCGGCGATGACGCGCGAGGTGACGGCCTGCTTGTCCATGATCTTCTCGACCTCGGCCATGTCGAAGTCGGAGACGGTGCGGCGGACGTTGGCCAGCTCGGAGCGGAGGCCGCAGTCGATGACGAAGACGCGGGGGCGGACGAGGTTGCCGGACTCAATCAGCTCCTTGATGGAGATGACGTCGGCGACGTTGGTGAAGACCTTGACCAGGGCTTTCTTGTCGGCGCGCTGGGGCGTGGCCGTGACGCCAAGGATGGCGACCTTGGGGTTCAGCTCCTTGGCCTTGTCGATAATGCGGAGGTAGGAGTCGGCCGCGACGTGGTGTGCCTCGTCGATGACGACGAGATCCATCGGGGGCATGGACGCCAGGTTGTCCTCGCGGGCGAGGGTCTGGACCATGGCGAAGGTGACGCCGTCAGACCAGCGCTTGCGGTCGGCGGCGTAGAGATCCGTGGCGACGTCCGGCTCGACGCGCTTGAAGGTGGCGCGGTTCTGGGACACCAGCTCGTCGCGGTGCTGAAGCACCAGCGCGCGGAAGGGCTGGCCGTCGCGGCGGAAGTACTTGATCGCGGACGACAGCATGACCGTCTTGCCGGCCCCGGTCGGGGCGACGCCAAGCGTGTTGCCGTGTTCGGCAAGGGCATAGCTGCAACGGTGGACGAAGTCCGCCTGTCTTGGGCGGAGCTTCATGACCAAAATACGATAGTGTCGATTTTGGTATCGCGCCGTTCGTGGCGTGTTAGCCTGGATCGGACGGCATGATACGCCATGCGTGGCGTGGTCTGGGAACGGCGGCGGCCTACGGCTTGACTCGCGACAGGCTTGCGCCTCGGTTTCAGCCAGCACCCGGACCCGGTGCCTCCCGACCACCCTGCTTTAGCAGGCCCGCTTGCGCGGGAAAGATAAGCCGCGCCGCCTTGACGACGCGGGTGCTGGACGGGCCGCATCGAAGTGCGGAATACGGACAGCGAGGAAATTGGGGGGGCGGGAGGAGAGGCAACCCCAACAGCTGCGTCACTCCTGCGAACGTGGACGGAAGGACTCGGACCGACGGCCGGCTTGTCGTCCCGTTCTCGCCCCTTGATTTTAAAAAGAACAGGCTGTCTCGACCATCGTGTCGAACCTTTCGAGAAGCTCGCGCTTCGCTCGGGCAGACACGACAGGACTCCCTTGCAAACTGATGCTGACCAGCGTTTGGAAAATGTCAGCAACAATCGCATCGGGAGTCCGTGTGTTGAGCAGGATGAGAGCCTGGAATAGATCGCGTTCCAACAAAGCCCCCTTTAGAAGGGAGCGTTGGAAGACGAGCCGGGCGTCTTGATCCAGCCAGGCGCGCCGGCCGCAGGGGCAGACGGAGCAGCGGGAGCGAACGCACCGACGCGAGCGGACTGCACCGCACCATGTCCGCCGATCAGACGCTGGTAGTCAGCGTAGCCGCCGGACGCGGGGTTCGGGGACAGCCACTCGCCGACCTTGTTCTTGTCGGAGTAGGCCGGATCCTTGGACTTCTCGACCTTCACCTTGATGGCGACGCGCTGGCCGTCCATGCCAAGCATGATGGCGTCGAACGGCTTGCCCGCGTAGGCGTTGTAGGACGCCGGGTCGGAGGGCTTGAACCAGCCGCTGCTTTCGAAGATGCGGGTGATGGAGCCGATGGCGCCGCGGCGCCACTTCTCGCTGTTGTTGGTGTCGTAGATGTTCGGAATCATCTCGAACACCTTGCGGCCGGCGAACTCGCCATCGAGCAGGGTCAGCTCGACGTTGAAGTACTCGCCGTTCGACTCCTTGCTGTTCTTCTTGCCGACGACCGTGAGGGTCGCCCAGGCGAGAGTGCCAGCCGGGATGAGATCGGGAGCCGAAGCGGCGCCGGAGTTGGGGGAGAACGGGTTGTGTTCCATGTGTGTGTTTTCTGGGTTTGGGTTTGGGGGAGATTACTTGGTCGGGGTCGGGATGGTGGTCACGACGGTGGTGTCGAGACGCTTGCCGTCACGGATCTTCTTGATGAGGTTGCCCAGGTGCGGGGGTTCCTGCACGTCGAGGCGACCGCTGCGGTCCTTGGCGGGGTAGCCCCACGGGTTCTGCTGCTGGCAGACGAACGCGCGGTACTGCTGGCCGTCCTCGGTCTTGAAGTTCTGAAGGGTGATGACCTGGTCGAAGATGCCGGGCAGCTCGCGGCCGGTCTTGGAACCTTCGATCTGCGGCGACCAGCTGATGCGCTTAAGGTCGTCCACTTCCTGGTCGAGGATGCCGGAGACGATGATGGACTTCGGGCTGTGCTGGAGGTGGGTCAGCCAGCGGATCATCTCGCGGCCAAGCAGGCCGTAGGCGCCGCGGGTGTCGGGCTTGCCCGTCTTGTCGGACATGGCTTCGGGCTGGACCTGGCTCCACTTGAAGCACTCGCGGCCGGCGACGGTGATGGAGTCGATGAAGACCGTCTCGTACTTCTTGAGGTCGATGGCCTTGAAGGCCTCGGCGACGGCGTCGTAGACGGGCTTGGAGTAGGCGCCGTTGGCGTCGCTCGGATCGTGGCCGCCGATGTAGAGGGCCAGCGCGCGGGCGATTTCCCACGGGTACTTGCCGTACTCCTGGGCGGTGGCGCGGACGTCGATGACGTCGCCCGCCCAATCCTGGACGGCGAGGGTGCCGGCCTCAAGGTCCACGAACAGCGTGGTCTTGGGGTCGAGGGTGCGAGCCTGCGTCGTCTTGCCGACGCCGCTCGGCCCGAACAGGGCGATGTTGATTTTCGGGACCGCTTTGAGACGGTCGTCTGCCTTGATGATTTTGATCATGTGTTTGTGTGGGTGGGAGATTAGGAGGAGAAGGTAATCTTGGTGTCGGTGTACTTGACGGTGCGGGCGTCGATGAGCTGATCGAGGAGCTTCTCGTCGCGGACGCCGGCGAACACCTTTTCGGGGACGCTGAACTTGATGGCGAAGAGACGCTCGACCTGGTCGTAGGGCATGGTGCGGGCGATGGCCTTGAGCTTGTCGCTGTCCCATTCGCGGCGGGCGGTGATCTCGGCGGTCAGCTTGATGCCGTCCACTTCGAACGTGTGCTGGCCGTGCTGCTTCTCCTGCTGGGCGAGGGCGTCCTTGAAGGACGCTTCGAACCTGCGGCGAAGCTCGGTCTGGATGATGTCCATCTGCTCCTTGGCGGAGTCGATGACGGTGGCGTGGCGGGCGGCGGCCTCGCGGAGATCCGCGATGGTCAGCTGCTCGACCGGCTTAACGGCCGGTGCGGTCTTCTTGGTTTTCATGTCGGTGGGGGGAAAGTTCCTTCACGGGGTTGGGGACCGTGCGGACAAAGAGGTTGAGGTCGAGGGGGCGGCGTTCGTGCTGGGCCAGCTCCATGAGCTGGACGATGCGGTTGGCTGGGATGTTGTCCCGCTCCATCCACTTCTCGATTGCCTTCACCGACAGCTTGAAGCCGCGCGCCTCCAGGCGGCGGAACAACTCGATGCGTCCGCCGAAGTGGGCGACGAGTTTCTTGGTGTCGATGCGGGTGAAGTTCACGGTGTTGGATCCGTTGCGAATGACCTTACCGTACCGACGGACTGTCGGTCGTCAACCACCAAATCCAACTTTCTTATTCAAGCCTTGACCATCCCCTACGAGGTGTAGGATGGTTGACCTCGCCGGCATCCCAACCGCCGGCAAAAACCGATGAGGATTTCCATGCCAAGACAGGCCGCGCTTTCGGTCCTTTCCAAGTCGTCCAACGCAGAGTTCGGACGCCGCCTTCAGTCGCTCATCCTTGAACGCAATTGGAACCAAGCGGAGTTAGCCAGGGCTTCCGGCCTCGGCCGCGACAGCATCTCGACCTACATCCGCGGCAAGGTTTTCCCCGATCCGAAAAACCTCAAGCGGATTGCCGACGCGCTGGGCATGACGCCCCAGCAGCTCCTGCCGTCTGACATGGCGGCCATCATCGACGCGGAGGTTCCTGCCTTGGAGATCCGTCAGTCCGCCACCGACCCCAGCCAGGTCCACATCCGCATCAACCGCACGGTCACGGTCGAACAGGCCGCCAAGATTTTCTCGATACTCAACAATGCCTAAAGCAAACAACGGCCCCCAGCTCGGCCTCAACGAAGCTGGCATCTACGAAATCCGCTGGACGGAAGGACGCCGATCCAAGCGCAAGTCCACCCATACGGCCGACCGGGCGGAGGCACAGGCCGCACTCGGCCGCTTCCTGCTCGGACAGGCGGAAGCCAACAAGGTCAGCGCGTGCAGCGTCGAGTCGGTCCTCGACTCGTACGACGCCGAACACGTCCAGCAGCGGGTCGTCGCCAAGGACAGGCAGGAAGGGTGCATCGCCATCCTCAAGGCCGGCCTCGGCGCCTACGACGTGCAGCAGCTGACGCCGCAGGTCATCCTCGACTACCGAAAGGACAGGCAGGCCGGCAAGGTCAACGGCCACAAGGCCGGCGACGGCACGCTCCGCCGCGAGCTGAACTGCCTCATCGCGGCCATCAATCACGCCGTCCGCCACCGCCGCATCCAGCGCGCCGACGTGCCTCACATCGCCCTGCCCGACGCCCCTCCGCCGAAGGACATCTGGCTGACGGAGGGCGAGCTTCAGCACCTGCTCGACGCGGCGGCCTTGGCCTACCCTGGCGACCGCCTGTCGCGGGTCTACCGCTTCGTCGTGATCGCGTCGGAGACGGCCGCCCGCAAGACCAGCATCGAGACGTTGCGCTGGGGGCAGGTGGACTTGGATCGTCGCGTCATCCACTACCAGAACGACGGGAACCAGCGGACGAAAAAGCGCCGCGTCCCTGTCCCTATCTCCGACTTCCTGCACGACGTCCTGTCCAAGGCCTGGGACGAGCGGACGCAGGAGGAGTGGGTGCTGGATACCCCGTACTCAATCCAGCACCACTTCGACGCCGTGAAGGACGCGGCCCGCGGGCTGACCGGCAACGAGAAGTTTGACGCGATCAGTCCGCACACCCTGCGGCACACCTGGGCGACGCACGCGGCTCGCGCTGGCGTGCCTCTGTTCGAAATCGCCGGCGTCCTCGGCGACACGCTGGCGACGGTGATGAAAGTCTACGCCCACCATTGTCCAGACCACCTCCGCGGGGCGGTCAATTTTCGCACCCGGCCTGCGCGCAACCCCGATAACCAATCGCCAACATCGCCAACACAGGCGAGCCAAGTCGTTGATTTTCCTGTCGGCCGTGTAGGCTGAAAAGCCAACAAAGCCCTTTCACGGCGGCAACACGGGTTCGAATCCCGTAGGGGACGCCACTCAAATACGGCCGCTAACTCAATGGGTTAGCGGCCGTTTCCGTTTTGTCCGTTGGCTTTGCTGGCCGGCAATTCCGGGTGCAACGACAGGCCGCTGCCAGATCCGCACCACAAGGGCTACGGCGATGAGGAGGAGGGCGACACTAAATATTGCGACGACACGCTCGGTGTCGTGGAAGCCAAGCCGGGCGTTATCAATCATCACCTCGGCCTGCTTGTTGTCTGACTTGATCCCGTTGTCCGTGATGATGAAGGCCATGGCGTTCGGGTCGGTCAGCGCCTGGCGGATGTCCGCCATGATGAACCACAGGCGGAGGCAGATGAGGGCCGCCATGAACAGCGTGCCGATCAGCGCCACCTCCAACGATGGCAGCTTACCTTTTGGTTCGCCGGCCACGGGCAGCTCCTTTCACTTTTGACAGCTCGGCCTTGCCCCTGGCCTTCACCCACTCGATCGCGAAGTCGACGATGTGGACGGCCGCCGCACCGCTGATCCCAAGGCAGGCGTCCTTCAGCCCGTCGGCCATCGCCACTTCCTTCAGTCCCTGGTTGACCAGCCATGCCACGATGCCGGCCGCGAGGACGTGCCGTGCCGCCTTGCCCCAGGTCATGCTCTCGTCGTTCGACAGCAGGATCTTGGCGACCATGCCGGCCATGCCGATGACGGCCGCGGTGAAGCCCCCCTGCCGGAGGTGATCAAGGAGGGTGATCCCTCCGCTGGCTTCGTCCACGGGCTTCATTTCCTGCGTCGGTAGCCCAGCTTCCAAAGCTGGGTGGCAATCATTGTGGCCGTCTTGTGGACCTTGTCCTCCCCCATGTAGGGGCAGGCTACGTGGAGACACTCGTGGACGGCCGTATCCAAAAGCTCCGACTCGGCTTGCCGTGGGTCGATGACAATCTCGCCGGTGTTCTTGTCGGCCTCGCCGAAGGACACGCCGTTCTTGCCGTTCGGCGCGGCGTCGCCCAGCTCATCAAACTCCACCTTGATTTTCGGGGGGCGTTTCATGGGGCTTTGGGCGGAAGTACCGCCAGGTCTTGATGACGACGAACACGGCGACGTCGGTGCCAAGGAAGGCGAGCAGGGAGACGATGACGACCTTCATCTCCGCCAGGTCGATGAGCCACGGCGCCGCGACGGCGATGCCAAGGCTGGCCGCGATGACGAGGCCGGCGGTCAGCTTGCTGATGTTGACGTAGTGGCCGAACAGCAGGGCGAGCAGTCCGACGCCGGCGCCGATGGCGCCGACCTTGGTCATCATGCTCACGGCGTCGGACTTGCGGGCCTCGATCTTGGCCTGCCGTGCATCCTCGCGGGCGGCTGCGGCCTGCGACTCGGCGAGGATCCGCTTCTTCTCCTCCTCGGCGACCTTGGCCTCAAGGGCGTCGGTCTTCTTGTCGAGTGCGACCTTCTCGGCGCGGAGCTTATCCAGCTCCTTCTGGTCGGGCTTGGCGATCCAGGCCTTGAACTTGTCCACGTCCTTCGCGGACGGCTCTCCGGCCAGGCTGGTCAGCCCCGTGGTCGCGGAGTCGTACAGGGATAGGGCGGCATTGGGGCCTGCCAGGCTGGACCGGATGGCCTTGAAGATGGCCGCGTCCTCGATCACCTCGTCCTGCCAGACCTGCAAGAGGGCGGTCTGCTGGAGGGGTGCGGGCGGCGGGGGCGGTGGCAACGGCTTCTCCTCCGGCTTGGACGAACATCCAGCCAGGAGGAGAAGGACGGCTGCCAGGCCGAACCTCACTTCTTGAACTCGTCGGCGATGGACTTGGCCTTGGCCTCAAGGGCGGAAACCTTGGAAGCATTGTTCCGATAGGCCAGCGCGCCGACGGCGACGCCGGCGAGGAACGACAGGGCGAGGAGGAGGAGGGTGATCATGTCGAAAGTTAGGGTGTTCATCTCCTCGACAGGGTCAACCGTTTCAACCAGCGATACACCCTACCAAGTTGTCGGTAGTCGGCGTCCGACTTGATGGTGTTCGCCATGTAGGAGATGACCACCACGTTCCCAGGGACGTATCCCCGTTGAGGGTTAAGGCGGTCCAATGTCGGCGACTCGGCGAGTCGCCTCTTTGCGGTCCCCTGTTTAAGAACAATCCCCAAGGCCGGGCAGCGCTTGGGGATACGTATGTGTTTCTCGGTGATGCTGAAGGCGACGCCTTTTTGTTTCGCCCTCTGCTTCGCCAGACAAAGTAAAACGCGAGCAGGATGCAAAGCGCGGTAAGACCGCAGCCAATTAAGCCGGCTTGGAGATGTTGCTCCCAGCTTGGCGTCAGCGCCATTTGCCTGTCCGAAGGAGCAGGCCGATGACGCCGTAATTAGCCAGGTCCGCCCAAGAGTCCAAGAGGCTCTCGTTGTTCGGGGTCTGGACGTCGGACCGCATCTCCTTTTGGAGGAGGTTCTTGATGCGGCTGATCTTGTCCTGGGTGCGAACCATCACGCCCAGCTCGCCGTTGATGGAGATGTTGCCGCTGCCGTAGTCCTGCTGCTTGCGATCCATGAGGAGGGCGAGCGGCAGGATGGCACGGAGGTACTCCCGACCCATCTCGGTCTTCAGATCGAGATCGGTGTGGAGTTTGTCGGCGAGGGCGTCGGTGTCGATGTTGGGCATTGGAGGAACACAGTCCTGCAAAGCCCAACATCAGTCAACCTTACTTATTATAGTCCTTCGGGGCGTAGCCGCCGCCAGCGCCGCCCTTCTTCTTGTCGCCTTCGGCGGCCTTGGACAGGGAGTTGGCCCAGCCCGTGGTGTTCGTGGCCTGCACGGCCGCGGCTCCAAGGGCGGGGTTGACGGCGGAAGCCCCTACCACGACGCCACCCTTGATGAGGGGGATGGCGGCCTTGGCGGCCTGCTTCTGGGCGGAGGACATATCCTTGCCTTCGGCCACCGCGTCGAGGGCGGAGGTCGCGGCACGGCCGACGTTGCGGACGATCTGGCCGGCGGGACCGCCCGGCACCTGGTCGCGCTTGATGTACTTCATGGCCTGCTCGATCTTCGGGCCGAAGACGCCGGCGTAGGATGCGGCGTTAGCCCACTTGAGGACGGCGGGGTCTTTCGCCCGCTTCTCGGTGGACTCGGTCGGGTAGAGCAGATCCTTGAGTTCCAGCAGGCCGCGGTAGGCGGCGATGGCGAACAAGGCGCCGGCGGCCGGTCCAAGGAGGCGGACGCGGTCGGCCGCGTTGTAGTCCTTGCCTTCGGGGCTGGGCATGACGCCCTGCTTGGCCATGTCGTAGACGCGGCTGTTGACCTCGGCGGCGTAAGAGTAGCTGAAGTTCATCAGCTGCAAGAGGGTCTTGCCGAACAGGTCGTCCTGGAAGACCGGGCGATGCGCGCGGCTGGAGCGGACGCTGGACTGGTAAGAGAAGCGGGTCATGGCCTCGCGGTGGAGGCGGGCCATCTCGCTGTTCTCGGTCATCTTGGCCATGAGCTGGTCGCCCTTGGCCTTGTCCAACTCCAGCACCCAGTCGGCGAATTCGGCGTGCTTCTCCGGCGCGATGCCAAGCTCGTTGAGCTGGTCGGCGACGGACTGCTTCGGGTCGACTCCGAAGGCCTTGTTCATCCAATGCTCGCCCTTGGACCAGCGGGCCAGATCCTTGATGAAGGAGTAGCCGATGGCGTGGCTCGCCTGCTGCTTGGCGTTCTCGGAGGCGTCCATGAGGTTCGCCTTGTAGACGCGGTTCGTGATCCAGCGGAAAGCGGGGTTAGCCTGGTCGGCGTCGATGTCCATCGAATGGTTGGTCATCCACGCGTCCTCGATGGAGTTGTGGATGGTGCCGATATGCTCGCCGTACTGCTGCCAGAAGGTGTCGCCCATCTTGGCCTTGATGGCCGGCGATAGGTTCGGCACCTCGCGCAGGAACCTCGCCCACGTCTCGGCGTAGGCGCGGAACATGGTGCCAGGGTTTCCGGTGCGGATGCCCATCGAGACAGGCTCGACGAGGTTGTTGAGGAAGCCGCGACCCATCGCCGACGCGGCGGTCAGCATGGTGACGGTGTCGAGGACGCCCTGGGCGGTGCGGCCGCGGGGTTCGATGCCGACGCCGGCCGACAGGCGGACGAGCTGACGCATCTCTTCGACCGTCTCGGCGGGGACGCCCTCGGCCAGCATGGCCTTACGCATCTCGCCCCACTTCTTGCCGTCGTTGCCGAAGCGGCGGACGATCTCGGCGCGCTTGACGCCGTTGCCGATGTAGCGGGAGACGACGTGGAATGGGTCTGCCACCTGCCACTTGGACATGATGGCCTGGGCCTCCTTGCCGAACACGCGGGTGTCCGACGGGTTCTCGGCGCCGGCACGGTTGGCCTCGCCGAAGACGCTGCCAAAGTCGCCGTCGCCACCGAACAGGTGGTTATGGTGCAGAGCCTCGGCCTTGGCCTTGGCGATGCCGGCGATGAGGGTCTTGCGGTCGAAGCCAGGGAAGCCGGGCAGCGGGGTCTGGAGGTCGTCGGGCATGACGCCCGCTTCCTTGGCCAGGTCGTCATCGGAGAGCTTGTTCAGCTCGATCTCGTAGGCCTTGGTTGCGTCGGCCACGAAGGCGTCGCGGCTTTCGGCGATGCGGAGGCTGTCGTATGCGGCAGGGTAGTAGTCCTTCACGTTGCCAAGGACGTCGCCGGCCTCGGTGCGGTAGGCGTGCAGCTCGGCCAGCAGATCCTTGAGGGACTGGGCGGCCTTGCCAAGCTCGCCTTCGGTGATGGGCTTGCGGCCCGTGATCATGTCCGTCAGCGCGCGGTAGACCTTCTCGCGCTGCGCCTTTGCCGTGCCTGCTTCGCTGTCGCGGAAGCCGCCCAGCATGGACCGCAGCGGGGACATGGCCTGGTTGAACTTGTTCTGGAAGCGGGTGCGTTCGACGCTGATCGCCTTGGGCATATCGGCCTCAAAGGCATCGGACTTGGTGCCAGGGCGGGCGTGGATGATGTTGGCCACGCGCTTGGCCGTCGGGCTTGAGGCGTTTCGCTCGGCGTTCTGGTGGGCCTTGGCGGACAGGCCGGAGAAGTAGCGGCCGCTGGCGATGTCCCACGCGGTCCGCTGGACGGACTGACCCCTCTTCGGGGCGGGGATGAGGTCGGCGTCTGGGTTGCCCTCCGTCGAGGCGTCCCGGACGGAGTTAAGCACCTGCTCGCCGTTGGCCTCGGTCAGAGGTTCCTTGGGCAGGGCGGACAGGGCGGCGTCCTCGTTGAGGGATAGTACGGCAGGGCCTTTGTCGTCCTTGCTGATACCGCGTCCAGCACGGACATCGGCGCCTTCGTCAAAAGCGTACAGGTCGTAATGGTCGGGCTTCACGTCGCGGCCAATGATTTCCTTGCCGCGGGCTGCAACGGCCTGCTTGGCCTTGGATACAAACGATGATTCGACCTTGGTGTCGTCTGCCGTGTTTCCGTTGAATACGTGGCTGATGCGACCACGGCGGAGAACCTCTCCGTTTTTGCTGTAGATCGGGTGGTCGATGCGTCCGTACGAGGAGTAATCCCATGGAACCCAGTCGTGGGCGTCATCCGGGTCGAGCCATTCTTTGTGATCTGAAGTTCCGTTCCACTTCCCGGTCTGAGCCTCGGTGAACGTAAGGCCAACATTATCAGCCCACAGATCTCCGTGAGGGACGATGTAGTCGCCCAGGTCTTCACCGACGGAACGGGGGTCAACCTTAGACAGGTCGATGTCTTCGTACTGATTGCGCTGCGCGGAAGACCCGTCGTCGTCATCGGTGTTGGCGTGACCGATGTCAAACCAAGTAGGCAGCTTGCTCTGGTCGCGAACAGGAAGACCGTCGCTGCCAAGTTTCTGCCCCTTCTTGACGTTGCGGAAATAGTTTTCTCCGTCGGCGTTTTCGATGCGGCTGGCACGGGCCGGATCGGCGATGTCCACGCTGCCGATCATGTCGGCCTCGTAGCGGCCCTTGGCGAAGTTGGACAGAATCCTGGCAGCCTGGTCCTTGCCGAACATCTGGCGGAACTGCGTCTTGATGGCTTCCCACAGCTGGGTGAGCTTGTCCTTCCAGGTCTTCGGGTTCTGGGTGTAGACGGGGTCGCTGTTGAGGCGCTTGCGGACGACGTCCTTGAACGTCTCGGCGAACCACTCCGACGGATTGAACAGGCGATAGTTGTCGTCGGTCGCGCGGATCTTGTACATCGGTTCGCCGTTGCCGGACTTGGGGATCTGGCGGAAGTAGCTCTTGGTCTTCAGCTCGGGGAACTGCTCGGCGAGGCGCTGGAGGTCGCTGCCCTTGATGCGAACCTTCGTCCAGTCGGACGTCTCGTCGCCGACAAGGGCTGCGAAACCGGCGTTTTTCTTGAGGTACTTGCGGCGGGCGTCGAGCCACTCCTTGCGGAGGGCAGCGCGGTCGGCTTCCGGCAGGAAGCTGGACAGGTGGTGGGCCACTTCGTGGGCGGCCGTGTCTTCGAAGCGGCCGGTTTCGATGGCGTCGCGGAAGATGGTGACGATGCGGCCAGCGGACTCGTACTGCCCCATCTGTCCTTCTTCGCCGCCACGGATCGAGAGCTTCACGCCGTCGAAGAACTGACTGCCAACCATGTTGAGGATGCGGGTAAGCCCCTCGATTTCCTTCTCGCTGATCTGGCCGTTCTTGCGGGCTTCGAAGACCGCGCGGTCGACGATGCCACGGAAGCCTCGGCGGTTCGGGTTGTCGCCGGTGCGGTTGTCCGCGTTCTGGTTGACTCGGCGATCCAGCTCGTCCGCCTTGCGGGCGTCCTTGGCGGCGTTGCGTTCGGGCGGGTTGACGATGTCGCGCAGCCTCTGGGCGACTTCGGGGGCCGTGGCCTGCACTTGGTCGGCAAGGCCGGTGATGGCGACCTTGGCCTCCTCGGCGTCCTCGATTAGGTCGGGGTCGAACTCGTAGTCGGAGAGGTGCGTGCCGTAAGCCTCGGCCTTGGTGTTCGGATCGACGCTACGGAAGACCGCGTTCGCCTCGCGGATCAGCTGGCCCTTGGGCTTCTCGGCCGAATCTCGGCGGCTGAACGGGTCGGCCGACGTGTCGCGCGTGGGCTTTGTGTATCGGCGGTCAACCATCGGGTTGAACCGTCGGGTGGAGCCAAGGCCGGGGACCTGCGGCGTCACGCTGTCGAAGTTTTGGATGGCATCGAACAGCTTGGCCACGCCGTCGGCGTGAATGCTGGGATCGAACTGCGTGTAGCCACGTTCGGCAAGGGTCTGGGCGAGGCGGCTCATGCGGCCCCACGCCTCGTTCACGACGGACTCGCGGTAGGCGACGTCGGTCTTCGCGCGCTTCCGGTCCTGGTTCGGCATATGCTTGAAGATCTGCCTGGTGTACTTGTCGCCGACCTCGGCGCCGGCTTCGGCCATGCCCCTGAACTGCTCGGCCTTGAACTCCGGGCGAAGCTTCGGGATGGCAAACTCCGGGTCTGACTCCTGGATCGAACGGACGACGCTCACCAGCGTGTCGTGGAAGTTGTCGCGTTCCTCCGGTCCGTTCATTCCGGCTTCGTTGCGGGCCGCGAAGCGGCCTTTGATCGTGTCCGCGAAGTCGGACTGCTCCTGCGTGATGGAACGCGGGTCCGCTTCGGCACGCGCGTCGTGCTGGTCGATGAACTCGCCCATGGCGTCGCCGGACACCTTGGAGATGTCCGTCTTCGGGTCGTAATTCATCAAAGCCTGCTCGGCGTCGTACTGCTCAAGCACGTCGGTCGCCTGGTCGCGGACGAACTTGCTGAAGTCACCCTTCTTTTCGAGGATGTGCTTGGCCTTCGTGACCTCGATGGGTTCGCCGGCCACGGACGCGACCTCGACGTCGGCTCCGAAGGGACGGGCTTGACGCTCCTTCTCGCGCTGGCGCGCGCGCTGAGCTGCCTCGGCCTTCTTCTGCCTGTCCTTGTTCTGCTTGATCTGCCAATCGAGGAGCTTCTGCTGCTCGGGGCTGATGTCGTCAGCAACAGGAAGCTCTGCGGTGGTGGTGTCGTTCGCTCGGCGCTGAGCGGCCAGCTCCTCCGGAGTCATGTCCTCGGTGGTCTTCGGAGCGGCGACCTGCTCGCCGGCCAGATTGAAGGTTTCGGCCGTGCCAGGGATTTCGGTCTGTGCGGGCTTGACTGGCTGGGGCGTGGGCTGCGTCTGAGCGACGGGTGCGGGGGCGACAGGGGTCGGAGCGGGCGGCTGGACCGCCGGAGCGGCTACGGGCTGCGGAGATTGCGGGGGCGTAATCTCCGCATTTGTGCGGGGATTAGGCTGGGGTACCGGAGTGGGCTGGACGGCCGCAGGAGGCGGAGTCTGGGGC